ACACCGAGCGTGGTGTCATGCCATGACTGTTCCCGGCGGGAGTTCAGCGTGCCGCGAAAATCAGCGCTGCGCCCCCTGATGGTCAGCGTATCAGGCGCGCCACGGTGCTCGATTTCGTCGACCGTGAAACTGCCCTTATTCAGCAAGGCTGAGCCCTGCCAGCCCAGCCACAGCGTCAGTTTTGCACCGCGCGGCGGCAGCTCGACAAGCCCGTCGGTGTCGTCAAGCTCGATGTCGAGCTGGTCAGCCTCGAATCCGCGATTGTCCGTCATGGTCAGACTGATTAGCCGGTCGCTGAAATTCTGCGTGATATCATCGCCATCAAGCGTGAGCATAAACGCCGGAGCAATCTGCGCCCCGGCCTGAACATTCAGACCCGTAATCATCCCGCCAGCCCTCCAATCCAGTTACCGGCAGATGTCACCAGATTGTCGGCCTGCGTTTTCAGGTCTCCATAAATGGCCGCGAGCGAGTCATCGACCCGTTTCAGCGAGAGGCTAAACTCAATTTTTCTGGCCGCGCCGTCGCTGAATAATTCGGTGTGCGTGTGGGTCACTTTTTCGATGACATACATACCGTGGATCATGCCCGTCCCGTCAATCAGCGGCCACGCTCTGCCCTCGTCGGCCATCAGTTCGATGGCCGTCAGCGACAGGCGTCCGCCGGTGATTTCGGGGTACAGCACGCCCGAGAGCGTGCGCGAGGTTTCCCCCTCGCCGAGATACTGATAAGCAGGGGGTTTACCGATGCGGTCATTTGACGCCCATCGGTAATCCTTCGAATATTGCATGGACTGATGCGGCAGCGTGCGGCGTTCAAACACAAATAAACCCAGTACCATTAACATGTTTTAGCCCTCATCCGTCATGGCGCATACTTGAGCGCTGGCGTGCTCTTTCTTCCCGGTCGAGTTTTTCGACTGCTTCCCGGAGCTGCCGGTCGAGGTCAGTTCCCGGCGCAACGCCACCCGACAGAGTAATGTTGTATTCACGCTTGCTCTGGTCGACATAGGACCGGCCAGCAGGCGCCGTCACTGGCTGGTACATCTGATAACCGCCATAAACGGACGTCTGCGGAATATAAGACCCGTTTTGCGTACCGGCTGCGGCACTGGCTTTAGCGGCAGTCTGGTCGAGGCCGTCCGACTCTTTTTTGATAACCCCGAGCTTTTCCAGTAGCCAGCCGACTTTGCCGCTCAGGCTGTTAAAGACGTTCAGGGGAGCCGTTAACGCATCGGCCAGCGCTTTGCCAAATGCCACGCCGACATTTTTGCAGCGGTCCAGCGTTTCCTGCGTTGCCTTGACCGGTGCTATCAGGTCAGTGAACCACTGCCAGACCCCGCGCAATTTCTCGATGATGGAATCAAACACCGGCGTCAGCGGCGAGAAGATTTCCGCCACCGGCGCAAATACCGCTTTAAGCCCCTCCACCACGCCCGAAAAGAATGCGCTGATGGGCTCCCAGTATTTACGAATCAGGAGCGCCCCGGCCACCACCGCACCGGCGACCGCGACCACCGGCAGACTGATTGCACCGACAGCAGTCACTATTGCGCCACCGGCAACGGTAAAGACCGTTCCCAGCAGACCTGCGGCGGCGATAATGGCGTTAATCCCCATAACCACCGGCCACGCAATCAGGCCAATCCCGCCAATCACACCAATCAGCGCCAGTGCGCCACCGGCTACAACACCGATAGTGGTCGCCAGTGATTTATTGCGGGTGATCCAGCCATCGAGTTTCAAAACATATCGCGTGGCCGTCTGCGTCAGTTTACGCAGAGCGTCGTTTTGCTGGTCAAACAGGTCAGTTCCCACGGCCTCATAAGCAGACTGAAACTCTTTAAAGTCGCCGCCGAGATTGTCCTGCATGATTTTGACCAGCTCCTCGGTTTTACCGTCCGAGGCTTTAAACGCTGCGGTGAGTTTGTCGAGCTTGCCGGTTGACGCTGCGGTCATCAGCACCGCTGCCGCCGAGCTGGCCTCTTCACCGAAGATGGTTTTCATGTACTCGCCGCGCTGGCTGGTACCGAGATTGTTTTTCTCAAAACTGCGCTGCATTTCCTTCAGGATGGAAAATATCGGGCGCGTGTTTCCTCTGTCGTCAGAGGTTTTGACACCGAGCTCTTTGATGGCCTCAAAGGCTTTACCGGTCGGCGCCTGTAGGCGGCTCAGGATTGCACGGCTACCCGTTCCCGCCATCGAGCCGGTAATTTTCGCATCGTGCAACGCACCGACCATCGCGGCGGTTTGCTCGATACTGGCCCCGGCATTTTTAGCCACCGGCGCGGCATAGGTCAGCGCATCACTCAGCCCGTCAAAGTCGGCGGCGGTTTTGTTCATCGTCATCGACAGCACGTCGCCAATGTGTGCGATCTGGTCGTTGGAAAGCTGGAACGCAGATTTCATCCCTGTCAGCAGGGCGGCGTTTTCCTCCATTGAGCGCTGATTCGACAGCGCCATATTCAGCGTGACCGGCGTCGCCGCCTGAATGGCATCAGCATCCCCGCCACTTTTGGCAATGATGATTTGTGCACTCGCTGCGTCGTCCGCAGATGCGGCGGTATTGTCTCCGAGCTGTCTGGCCTGTTTGCGTAACGCCTCCATTTCGGGCGACTGTTTGTCTACCCCGAGCACGGCTTGCAGCTCAGAGTTTTTCTGTGCAAACGAATAGCCAGGCATCAGCAGTTTTACCCCGGCCATGGTGCCAGCCGTGGCTATACCTGTACCCGCCGCGCCAGCCGCCGCCATGCTACCGGCCATATTCTTTCCGGCCTGATAGCGCTCCTTAACCCGGCTCAGCTTCGCCTGTTGCTGACTGACCCGCGCCAGCGCCTCACGTTGCCGGTTAAGCTGGGCGGTCGTCTCGCTGATGCTGGTTTTAAGGCGACGCTCGTCAGCCGACAGCGTTCGGGTATTAATCCCGGCCTGAGCAAGCTCGGTGCGCTGGCGCTGTACCGACTGCCTGAGCCCGTTATATTTGAGTTGCAGGTCAGCGGCGGATTTTTTTGCCGCCTCCATCGCGCGCGCCTGCGCTTTGGTGGGGTTTTCCGTGTTTTTAAACTGGACGGCCAGCGCTGCGGCCTCCTGTTTCGCTTTGTTAAGCGACTGAACGGTCACGGCAAGCTGTGCGCTCGCTTTCCTGAATCCGTCAATTCGGGACGCCTGCGCGTTAAGGTCGCGCAGGGTCGTCTGTGAGTTGCGGATATCGCCAGCGAGGGATTTGCTGGCGTTCTGGATAGCTTTTAGCGGTCGGCTTGCCCGGTCTACTGCGTTAAGCAGCACCTCGATCCTGACGTTATTGCTCATAGTGGTTTCCGCTTCGCTGTAGCGCCTTGTCGCGCCATGTGAGGAGCTCGGTCACGCTCAGGGAATACAGCTCTGATGGCGGCCAGTGAAAAATCACCGCGATATCCGCCATCAGGTCATCGACCGAAAGTTTTGCGGGGAACGTCAGCGAGCCGAAGATGGCGACAAAAAACCAATCACCTCAGCGGCGAACTGCATCAGGTCTGAGGCATCGAGACGGGCAATTTCATGCTCGGTGAGTGCCGGGTAAGTCATACGCGGCAGCACCTTAATCAGCGCGTCAACGTCAGAGTTTGCCAGCGAGGCCAGCGACACCCCACGAAGGGTTCCCGCGTTAGGTTTTGAAACCGTCACCTCTCCGATTTTTTGCTCGCCGCGCATCAGAGGGTTGTCGAGGATCACGACGTGTGGCTTTTTGGTTTCGGTGACGTCATTTTCGGTAACGCCGGTTTCGATGTTGTTTTCCATAATGTTGCTCTCGTCTAAGTTTAGTGACCGGCCAGCCTGACTGACCGGTTAAGAGGGTTACAGGCCAATGGCCTTGCGATGTTCTGCCAGACGGTCGACGCCGTCGACTTTCAGCACCATGTTGATGACGTCAATCTCGATGACCTCCTTGCCGTCAATCGTGAGCTGGTAGTACGCGCATTCGGTCGAGATTTTGGTCGTGCCGCTTTCGCCCTGTTTGTTTTCGCCGCCGTCGTACTCTTTGTGACGGCCACGCATGACCACCTCAACGGCAGAAATCGCGCCGGTGTCATCGCGCTGGTATGAGCCGGTAAAGCGCAACGGTACGCTGTCCGCGCCCGGTGAGGCGTACTGCGCCCACAGCTCGACGTCGGGCAGACCGCCGAGCGTCCACTCGCACGACAGCGCATCGTCATCGAGACCGAGGTCAATCGACACCGAGCCCGGCATCCCGCCGCCGCGGTATTTCTCAAGCTTACGGGTCAGCTTTGGCAGGGTGACGGATTCAACAACGCCCATGTAGCTCAGGCCATCGTTGAACATGTTCAGGTATTTCAGTTTGCGTGGTAATGCCATGCTCAGAGCTCCTTAGCTGTTGACCGACTCTGACAGGTTCGCCAGATAGGTATCAGTGATGCGCTGGCGCAGGGTCAGGTTTTCCAGCGGCGGGACGGGGGTGTAGTCGTAATCGATATACAGTTTCCCCACCTTGAGCGTTTCCACGCTGTTTGACTCCGGGTCGTACCAGCAGGAGCCATCAACGATATAGCCGTTGTTTTTCAGCTCGCGGAATTTCGCATTGATACCGGCGACGATGTCGCGGATAAGCGTTGCGGTGACGGGTTTATCAATCGCCCAGGCGTGCGCCTCCGCCATCGTGTCGGCCAGCACCTGCGCCGTGCGGGTGTAGTTTTCAAAGAGGAATAACGGATCGTCGGAACAGGTACGGTTGCCCCAGAATTTAAATCCGTCGTTACGGATCAACGTCGTGACACCGGCCTGATTCAACAGGTTCGCGTCGGTGGCCTTCTCCTGCAAGTCCCACGAGACCGAGGCACTGACGCCGGTGACGCCATTCACGCCGACGTTAGACAGCGTTTTGTGCCAGCCCGTCTCCTGGTCGATTTTGGCACGCAGGCCGAGCGCGCGGGCGGTCGCCCATGCAATATCGGTCTGATTCGCTGTGGTGTCCCACGCCAGAAAATCAGGGTGAATGACCGTCAGCTCGCGCTGGCTGAAATTCTCACGGTAGGCGATGGCTTCGGAAATGGTCTTGCAGCCCCACGCGCTGATATAGCCAAACGCTCGCAGGCTCTGACAGGTCGCCGCGAGCGCGGTCGCCACTTCCAGAGAATCCAGCCCCGGCACGCCGAGAATGCGCGGCTTGACGCCAGTGACGGTTTTGGCGGTCAACAGCGCTTTAAGCCCGGTGTATTTGCCGTTTTCGTCGGTCGTGCCGATGATGTTGGAAATGGTTTCTTTCTGCGCTGCTTCCGGGTCGTCCGGGTCTTCAATACCTTCGGCAACGCGCACAACCACAACGACCGGCTTGCACTGGTCGGCAATGGCTTGCAGGGATTTTGACAGGGTGCCGAGCTTACCGGCTTTACCGATAGCGTTCTGCACGCTGGTAATCAGCACCGGCTCATTTAGCGGAAATGTTGAATCGTCAGCATCATTGGCCGTGCAGACCATGCCAATGATGGCTGTGGAAACGGTGGAAATGGTGCGCGTGCCATCGTTAATCTCGATGACCTCGACGCCGTGATGATAGTCGCTCATCCGTTTAACTCCGTGGTTAAGGGGTGCGACTATTTTCTGTTGTGTGCGGGACGTGAGAAACGAAAGGCCGTTGGGGGAGTGACAGCACAACGCGCAGTGACCGGTTGCCGTGTGAAGAAAGGGTCATTGATCGTTATAAGCGATCAATCACGGTTAATTGATCGCTGATAACCATTATCAATGAATGGGTATTGTCGCTATCGTTTCGCCATTAACGAGGAAGCGATAATGACGATTTTACTCTGGGTTATTGGTTGTCTGGCTACATGGTGGCTCTTTGGCTTTTGCTGGCTCAGACTGTTTGTCGGTGATGAAACAGAAAAAGACTATGAAGAATGCGCCTATGATTAAACCCGCTTAACGCGGGTTTTTTATTACTCTGTTAACGGCGATTCAGGCCATTCAATTTCGTCAGGCTCACTGGTATCAACCCGGTTAAGTAAAACCCGGTATTTCTTCCACGCCGACAGGCTCGCCATTTCCTCTTCTGTCGCCATCGACAAATCGACCGCATCCTGCAATGGTGCTATGGCCTGAGCTGCAACAGACAAGAGCTGCGCCTTTAATGCCTCAGCATTTTCGATAGCTTCCTCGCGTGTAGGCGGTTCGATGTCGACCCATTCCATGCATTCTGATTCAACATTGTACTGAGGCGCTTTCCGGTCAGGTGAAACCATAAAGGCTTCATATTCAGCATCGGTTATTGTCATCAGGTCTGACGGAACGGGAATACCCTGTTCTTCATAGGTTCTGACAGTTTCCTCAAGGTAAAAGCTTTTATCTGTATTGCTGAAATATTTCTGCATATCAGTAACCCGTTACGTTTAAATAAAATGTTCCGTTGCAGTTGTGGGTTTCAATTTTCACCTGATTTTTCCCGACAGGCGAACAGAGATAAAATGATGCGGAGTTATTACCCCCTGCACCGTAATAACTCGAACCGATACCGAGTATCCCGTTAGGGAACGACGTAGGCAGTGTCACGGTTACAGTGGCATTGTTGCCAACTGAAATATTTCTCACAGACTGCATAAACACAGCACCGTTGCCGTGCGTGTAGTAAGCGCTGTTATTGCCTGTTGTCGTTTTACCCACCCCATAACGCGCATCCGACTCCGCTTTGGTATAGGCCTGACCCGCCGGGGTGTAATTGCCTTTTGGCTGGAAACGTCCGTCACTCTCCGCTTTGGTGTAAGCCTGACCCGCCGGGGTGTAATTGCCTTTTGGCTGGAAACGCCCGTCACTCTCCGCTTTGGTGTAAGCGCCCGTTCTAGGCATATATCCCGCATCGGATTGCGTTTTAGTGTAATAGCGGTTATCAAAATTGGCATAGCTTCCCGGATTCACCTGTCCCGGCGCGTTGAAGTTTCCTTTAGTGTCCCATTTAAAATTAATATCCTGTGCGCCACTGCCTTTCATATGCAGATGCCATGAAAGTTCATCACCAGCAACCAGAGACCCCATCGAAAATGCCCAGGAGTTTTTACTCACAATGGTCGCTTGTTGTTTGATTACCGGATGGTATTCACTCGTGGCGGTAGTTGAATACGCATTGAAAAATGGCGCTTTCGCTTTGTACTGTTCAGCCCAGGCAAATGGACCGCTATAACCCGCAACCATTCCTTTGCCTGCGGTAATTTCTTCGCTCGCAGTGATTGTGTTGTATACCGACAGCGGCGTTCCTGACTGAAGCGCGCCTGTGGTGAGATTCACATACAACGGGCGGAGTGAGTTGTAACTTCCCAGCGAATCACCAGCGTTCGTTAACATCAAATAAAGACTTGAGCCATCATTTCGCCAGAATGCGCCAAAATTACCATAGGCGATACGCAGGCCGTTCGCAGCTCTTGAAACAATTTCACCATGAGCAGAAATTGTGCCTCTGACTTCTGCTGCACCATTAAAATTAAAAGATATGGAACCATTTACATTACGTTGTGAATAAAAGTGGTATCCAGTTGCGTCTTTAAATTCTAATACTGTTGGTCGGTCAACATTACCCCAAAGGTTAATAGCCCCTGCAAGGGATGAAGTGTTCGAGGAATAGATAGATAAAAGACGCGAATCCCCCGCTGATATCTGACCTTTTGAATACAGATTTCCCGTCACCGTTCCGCCGGTTACTGGTAACGCCCCAATATCAGCCGGTGTAGGTTTGTTCGCCGCATCATATTGTTTTGTCCAGGCTGACCACGTCCCGCTGTAAAGCGTGCGAATGTACGAGCGGGAGCTGTTGTAAACCCGGTAAATCTGCGTGATACCGGCATGCTTATAGACTTCCAGCGAACCGGCGTTAGCCTCTGGATAGTTCCTGCCTGTTTGTGCCTGCGCGTTCGCTGGCTGGTAATACAGCCCCGGCGTGGTGTAGGCGTTCAGGTCGGCAGCGTTGCCAATGCCAATAGTCTGACCGTTGAAAATATCCTGCGCCGTAATGTTGATATCGGATGACAGCGCCCGACCGTTTACCTTGCGCCCTGACGGCACGCGCCCGTTAGCGTTGTCATTCGCGGCCTTAACGGCTTTCGGCGTTGCCGCCAGCGCCTCAGACGTGCTGTCGGTTGCGCTACTGAGCTTGACGATACCCTTTTGCGCCGTGGTCGCGTCCTGAGCCGTATATTTCCCTTTCGCAAGGTCATATGCTGCCTTAACCGCTTTCGGCGTCGCTGCGACGCTCTCAGACGCGCTGTCGGTCGCACTGCTTAGCTGAGTGAAACCCTTAGCGGTGAGCGTGGCGTCAGGATGGCGGAGGGACTGCTCATGCTCAGCGAGCTTGTCGTCGACGTAGTCCTGTGTTGCCATCACCGTTGAGGTGTCGATGGTCAGCTCGACTGACTCGATGTCGCTCACCATAATAACCATGCGCACGGTCTGCGCGCGGCCAGAGCCCTCCGCCAGCGCTGGCTTGTAGCTTTCGGCCATATTGCCGACCGCAATCAGCGTGCCGGTGTCGTCATAGAGCCCGAGCTCGCGCATCCAGAAACCGCCGGTCTCAGGCGGGATGAGCAGCTCTGCCACGACATAATTTTTATTTTTCCTGTCCTGGCTGATTTTGTTCAGCGCATGACGCCAGACTTCTTTAACGAGTTTTGTCTGGTTCGGGTCAGGTACCGGCAGCGTACTGCCGCCATCACCGACGGCCATCGCCGTAAAATTCACCTTTTTCCCGTTCGGTACGGTCGCCGCCGCGAGTTTTTCGGCACCGGCTTTGGTGATGACCGTTTTATATTTCACTGTCATTGTGCTCTCACTTATCCGGGGTAAACCGTGATGATGTCGCCGTCATAGCTCAGGGCGCCGGTGTACAGATAGCCGGGAATGTCCTGAATAATATTGAGGCCGATAAGATGGCGGCTGGCTGGCTTTGCATCGGCAATAAGCCGCTCCATTTCGTAATACATTTCCTCGGTGATGCCGGTCTCCAGCACACCGATATCGAGTCGAAACGTGCCGGGCGGATCGTTTGTCTGCCACCACTCAGACACGTTTATCAGGTAGCCGAGCGGCTCCACGACGCGGCGCACTGCCCCAATCGTTCCTTTGTGTGCGTGGATATACCAGGCATTGCGGATCACATCCCGTTTGGTGGCCTCCGGCCAGTTCTCATCCCAGCGGTCAACGGAAAACGCCCACGCCAGCCACGGCAGGAGGTTTGCCGGGCAGTCGTCCGGGCTCCAGAGTCGGCGCAGGGGGACAGGGGTATTCTCGATTTCAGCGCAGGCGCGCGCCGCCGCCACCTCAAGCGGCGAGGAGCCCACCGGCAACAGTCGGGTGTCATTCATCATTGCCCCCTATGGTGACGCTGTACTCGCTGCACCATGACGCCTGCGTGTCATCGAGCACAATGTCGGCCACCGGCGCGGCCAGCTCGACACGCTGCACGCCCTCGACGTGGAGCGCCGCATAGATGGCCGACTTTCGGATGTCACGCCCGAGCCGGTGCTGCGCGGTGATATACGCCTGTAACTTTGCTTTTGCCGCACTGAGCACCGGCTCACTTTCGGGGCCGGGGTAAAGGTAAAGCGATGCAGTGATTTTGTAGTCGACGATTTTCGCTGACTGCACGGTCACGCGGTCGGCAACCGGCCGGACGTCCTCGTCGTTCAGCGCATCGCGCACGATGGCGAGCAGCTCGTCAGAGGCCACGCCGTTATTTTCACGCGACAGCACAGACACGGTCACACACGCAGGCTCAGGACTGATGACGGAAATATCCGCGACACGCCCGTCGGCACTGCGGCCATGAAACTGATATGCGCCGGTTGAGCCTGCGGTACTTAGCCCCTCGGGGGCTTGCTGGATACGCAGGCGATAGTCAGTATCCGATTCCATCACGGCTGGCGTGGGGGGAAATGTCGTGTCGTCTGGCGGGGTTATGACAAGTCGCGGAACATTGGAATTAGCCCCAATCTGGTCGAGATCGCTTCCGGCAGCGTAAGCCAGCATGACCGCACGCGCGGCCTCGTTGACGCGCTGCCGCCAGATAACCTCCCGATAGGCGTTTTCCTCCAGCAGCTTAACAATCGGCTCGGATTCGAGGGTCAGCGTGCGCGCCACTGCCTCCTGTTGTTCCTCCGGGTATAACGAGACGAGCGTCGCCTTGCGCTCCGCGAGGATGGTCTCATAGTCCAGCACTTCCACGACATCAGGCGCGGCGAGCTGGTTAAGGTCAACAATTGCCATAGCGTTTAACTCAGTGGAATGGTGATGGAAAAGGGCTGGCCGTTAGCCGATCGCGTGCCGGTGATATCGACATACAGCCCACCGTCGGTCTCCGACCGCTCAAAAGTGATGGTTGTCAGACTGACGCGCGGCTCCCACTTCTGGATCGCGGAATAGCACGCGGCCATAATCTGCAATCGCAGTGCCGGTGTCTGCGGCTGGTCAATCAGTGCCGACAGAAGCGAGCCGTATTCACGGCGCATGACGCGCGAGCCAACCGGCGTGACGAGAATGTCGCGCACGCTTTGCCTGATATGCTCGACCTCAGAGATACTGAGGCCGGTCTGGCTGTTCATTCCCAGATAACGCACCGTCATTGCGTCCCCTTAGTCCAGCTTCCGCCGCTCTGTACGTTGCCGTGTGCATGGTCATCCACCTGCACGCCGTTTGAGGTCAGTTTCCCGCCGGTATGCTCGATGTTCCCGGACATCTTCCCGCCTTTCTGCACTTCGAGCGTGCCGGTCGTCAGCTTGTTGGTACACACCACCTCGGGTGTATCGAGCGTGATACGGGTCGAGGCTCTAACCAGCACCACCGGCACGGTGGCTGTAATGGAATCCGACGCGGTGACATTGGCGGTTTTGATTCCTGACACGGTGAGCGCGCCGCTTTCGGGTTCGTACTCAATGACCGCACCATCAGGAAAGGTAACGTGAAGCGCATCGGGTGAGGCTGACGGGGCGGGATTGTCATCCGAGAATATGCCCGGCAGCACAAAGGCCGTATCGAGCTCACCGCCGATGGCCAGTAATAGCACCTGCTCGCCAACGGACGGAGCCCACCACACGCGAGAGCGACCGGCGCGACAGGTGAGCCAGTTAAGCCAGGTGGTTTGCATGCCGCCGGTCTGGACACGACACAGCCCCTCATCGTGGTCGACGTCGGTCACGATGCCGGTGCGGATGAGGTTGCGGATCGCTCGTGCGATTTCCTGTAGAGAATTTAAATTATTCATACGGGAAGGATGCCGCCGGACTATGCCAGTGGCAATTAAGGTATGTTTTGTGGACGCTGTTACAACTCTACCCGTCATCTTTGCTTTAGTTCTAAATAGATGCGCGGAATAGTAGATCACTGAAAGGGAACTCAGCCCGGATTGTGCGATCTGATCAATCGCCAAAC